CTCCGAGATCTGGCCAACTGCAGCAGAACGCTGCAGCGCTTAACCGCGGAGGTCCCTGCAGGCGGAGTGAAGAAAACCCGCCAGTGGGTAAACCGGTTGATAAGACCGGACCCTCCGAGATGTCAGAGTCACGCTGGTCAGCCAGGTACAGTAAGGTAGCTACCCCACCGTACCAGGACGTCCAGGCCGCTTTTGGCGGCTTTGACGTGACGCTCGTAAAATGCCACCCTTCCCAACCGTATCGGGATCTTTGTGGGACGTGGAACGAGGATGAGAAGGCTTGATCGAGGTTTTCGATGAAGCCTGTGTCATCCCCGAAACCGTCCGGAACGAAAATCCTAAGAGGCGCTGGAAGAGTGCTAACGACATAACGGTAAGTAGCGTACAGCCGAGAATCACAAGAAATATTGTGATTCCAACGGCGAGACACGCGACGAATACCGTTACCAAGAGCATAGATGGACCTTGCATCTTGGAGCCTTCCTTTCAAAAAGTAAGGCCTGACATCTGTACCACGCCAGTAGTCTTTACCGCACGACTCCCGAAAACAACCAGAAAGGAAAGTCTTCCGATCGTTAATTACGAACCCAAAGAAACCCAGGGCTCGAAGTAGGAGTGGGGCAGTCTTCTGACCACAGACGATGTCATCACCGAAAACGCAAATCTTGGACTGATCATCCGCAATCTGCGCGCATGCCTTGGCGATACTGTAGAATATCACAGTCTCGAGAGGGAATGTAAATCCGTTCCCCATTGAACTAAACTTCTGGTTCTCCAAGATACTGCCATCAGGTAGCTCCGTGCGCCGGGACCGAATTAGGTCAAGCGCACGGAACCAATCTGGAGGTAGCAGCTCCTTCACAACCTCGTAAGAGATCGTATCGGAGGCACTGCTTAAATCGATGGTGACACCGGAACCGTCGACACTGTAGACTCTAGCCAGCTCGCGATTGCGATCGGCCTGAGTAGACAGATTGATACGTGCATTATCTCGAAGCCTCTTTGACATATGTCTACCAGCACCAAGCTGGAGGTATATGTTTACGGAGGGCTCGATACATATGCACCTATCTGTTTTGGCGGTCTTTGGTACGAAGCTAAGCTTGTTGCCTGGTACGACCATCATCCGCTCCAAAGGGGCGGAACGGTCGAAACCCGGGTAGTTCTTTAACAAGCAAGTACCTAGGTCTGATACCTCTGTAGTAACAGAGTGCAGGCCAGTGAGTTTGTTGTAAGCGGAAACCTTGAAGCCACCATGAGACATGGTCGCCCCCGGGCCTAGCTTTGCAAGCTTCACCATTTCCTCAACGCTGAACTCACCGAGAAGGAGGTCGAGTGCACGAACCGTTCCGTGAATTACGGAATGAAATTCGCGTGGGACGCCATTAAAAGCGTTTCGACGCATCTCTATGAACCGTCGATTGGTCTCCAGGCACAGACGCTCAGCATCCATAAAGGACGTGAAAGCCTTTGCACGAGGATCAAGCGAGGTACCCTTAAATGGGTATTTCTTGAGAAAGGACACAGCCTGATAGTCGAGTGCAAAAGAGTACTCGTCTTCATAACTGAGAGGATCAATCTCGAAAGAGACGATTTCCTCCAACTTACCCTCAACAGCTAGTTTATCTAACTGTTGTGATACGGGTGTATTGATGTCCGCCCAAAGCATCCGGGCAACTGATAAACACTTTGCATCACTGTTCGTGATCTTCCAACTTTGGACAAGCTTGGATACCGCACGGAAGTGCTTCTTTTTCCCGAGCGGGCCAGGTGCTTCTAAACGAAGGCGCTTGGTGAGCATGTACATATCCTTTCGGAGTGACAACAGTGACTCTTAAAGAGTCGGAGCCAGAAACGGCAAGGGTGAACCGGTAGCCACGGAGCTCGAAAGGAGCTCCCGGAACTGACGGTGTATCCATGCTATTGAGGCAACTGGAAGTCTCTCACGAAGTCCGCATGCCACGACAAAGCGGCAAAGGATTTCGAGAGAATGTACAGCTCGCGCCGCTCGTCCATGTTGAACGATACGGGCTGGAGGTAAGTACAGTCCATGACGCCGACATCGGCCTGGCCATTCGAACGAATGAACGGGACGAAGATGCGTTGCCGGAGCTGCACACGACCGGTGGCAGGGTTTTGCGGGACCTTGATGTTGAAAATCAACTTCACGGCCGCGTTGAGTCCGCCTGTACCAATGTTGACGAAGGTACGTTGACCAGCGCCGTTGTCTTCTTGTTGATTGAAGATACGGTCGGTTGTACCGTCGACTTCCTTGAGAGTGATACTCATAGGATTCCTATCAATGAGGTTGGTAATCTTCCAGCCACTAACCCCGCGATCTTTGCTTAATCAAGGCAAGGACCGCTATTACCCTACCAAGTCGGTAGGGGTCGGGATCGGTAACAGGAAGTGGGAGTGGAATGTTCACGACACGGGAGCGTGAGAAGTTGCGTTCAACGTAGTGCAACTCTCCGCGCTCAAGCCTGTTATGATGGGCAACGCTGGCCGAAAAGCCAAAGGTGCCCAACGGGTGAGGCCTAAGCTCGAAACTCACGTCCGTCTCTATAACCCTAGTGATAGTTGCCCACGCGTCAATAACATTGACGTGTGCTAAGGCACCCGCACTTTCGAGAAAGGCTGATATATTAATACACCAGTCTATCAAAAAACTGAAAGGTACGATTTCCCACGCAACTAGCAAAGGACTATCAAAACCAAGGCCGTCTAGGGAAGAGGTTGCTTTCCCCACGGTACATCCTGTACGAACAGTATAGGAATACGTGGTTTTGCGCTTCATGATCAGCTCATATCCGGGTAAACCGGAGAAAGGGTTCATGGCCGTAACTTCTTGTTCGACCACGAACGTCTTGAGCTTCTTCACACGTCTGAAGCGAAACATGGGCTCGGTAAACATTTTAGATGCAGCATATTCTGCCGCATCTTGAATATCTTTAGCGAGCAGACGCCACCCAAAGTACCCTTCCAGGTACCTATTAGCAGCATCCCGAGATCCGACTTTGCGCGGTACTTTGCTCAAATCACCGGATACAAGCCTACTTAAGGCCTTCTTAACCTTCCCTTTTCGCATATCGCGATAGGCAGCACCAACTTGCTTAGCCGTCGAGATCATCATGTTGGTAGTTTTACCCAACTCAGCGCCAAAGATTGCGGCGTTGAACTTGATGTTCCTGATTTTGGCCCTAAGCGAGTGCCAAGCCTCGTCGACAAGTGGATCGAGGAAAGTTGTGTCGGGCGCAGGACCTGCGTGCCCTGGTTCTAACCAGAGATCGTAGGTTTTCTCAACACCGCCTGGGTTTTTGCTCGTAACGGTCACATGACAGTATCGACGCCTTGATTGGACGTCGTTATACGGGTTTGTGATCAACGAGGTACCACGCGGGCGAGGCCAATTCGGGGTTCTCATCCATTGTCTAGACCTTGCCTCACGATAGGTAATGACGGTAGTAGGAATATCGCTACCGACAATATTAGCTACGGTGTGGTAAGTGTTGTCAACAATTCGTGATTGATCCCAAGTTGGCATATCTGCTCCTTAAGGTGAAGTTCGTGTAGCCCCTTATTCAAGGGGGCCAGACGAAACGAGCTCTAACGACGGGTAACCAGCCCGAAGCGCCGCCGGGTTAAGGCGACGAAAGAGGCACGTTTTACTAACCTAAACAAAGCGAGCTAAGTTAGCCACCGGTT